TGGAACGTAATTTTTTAAGATCAGCAGCCGTAATCTTATCTCTTGGAGGTGCAACAGCAGCTAATTTGCGTTGTTTTGAAGAGTAAGATCCTTTTGGCATTGTTTTTGATCTTTATATAACTATATTACCTTTAAATATGTGATTTTCACTTATTTTTTCTTCTTTTTTCGTCTATGTTGATATGTTATTTTTTTGCTACTTGTTTTTTCACGCTTAAATCTAGCTTTTTCGGCTGCCGTCATCTCTCCTACTGTCTTAGGTGTCTTACTTGATACACGTTTACTTGGCCTACAAGCTGGGTAACCTCTTTTTTCTCCTTTTTGACGGCCACAAGGCTTGCCAGTTTTAACATCAACCCAATTTTCCTTAAACCAACGGTCTAAACCACCCTTGGTTCTGGTATTTGGTTTACTTTTTTTTCTTTGTGGCACTTTTCTTTCTCTCCACTCTATAAGTTCCACCACGCTTCTTATATTCTCGGACTAACCAAGCATTAGCGTAGGCAGAGGGATAAACAGCAAACTTACGTTTGGCTTCAGCTTTTACTCTAGCGTAAAGTGCTTTATTTACAGGTACATTCACTTCTCTTCTTACCTCCCTTTTTCTTCTTTTTTTTCTTTTTTGTTGTTGACATTCCGTAGGCCATAAGCAAAAAGGGTATCTTAGTATATTCTAAACGAAGTTTGACCTAGTGTCTCAGGCTTCGCTAAATTAAACTGCTGTAAACAAAGATAACCAAAAGCATCAAAGGCATGATCCACACCCAGATTCTTATTGGGTAAACCTGTATTAGGTGCATAAGTTAACGTCCTAAGTGCTTTTATCAATTCTTTACAACGAGGATGTATCAACGTCCTCCTATCACCATTAGCGTCATACAGAGCAGTATTAACAGCAGTGATCTTATCTCTAATCTTCCAGGGGCTTCTAGGACTCATAACAGTAAAACCATTACGTCTTAAAATCGTATGATCTGTTACTCCTACCCCTGATGTCTTTCTTGCACTACCCGTTGGGTCTGGACAAGCAATAACTCTACGATCAACTCCATACCTTCTAACAACCTCCTCTGCAAAGTCCCATGTGGTAGCACCTCCTGTAAGCATGATTTCAT